GGTTATCAATGCCGCCAGTGTAATAACGGATTGTTTCGTACGTGCTATCCAGCAACACATTTACAACGTCATTCGGTGCCGCCAGCGGGAATCGAACCCGCAATCGTTCAACGGTCAACCCCCACCGATTCCAACGTTTCCGAAACATTCTCGACGGTCTGCGCCCACATTTTGCCCACGTCCTGCGAAAACAGCAGACCGCCCATGCGCTCCGACAGGTCGTCCAGATCATCGTCGAACAGGTCGGCGTACACATCCAACGTCATCGCGGCCGACTTGTGGCCGAGCTGCCGCTGCACGGTCTTGACGTTCGCGCCAGACTGCACCATGAGGCTCGCGGCGGTATGCCGCAGGTCATGAATCGTCATATGCCCGCGCTCGATGCCGGCCCTGCGCAGCGCGACCGCGAACCACCCGTCGCTCCTGGTCGGATTCCAACCGTTCGTCATGGGCTCGTCCAACGGCTTGCCTGGAGCCGTGAAAAGAAAATCCGACGGGCCACGTCCGTTGCATTGCCTGGCAAGCAATGGTCTGAGAATCTGCGGGAACATGACGACGCGCCCCTCATGGGTTTTCGGATCCGTCTCCACCATCTCACTGGACAGTCTGGTGATGCTACGCCAGATATGGAGCCTGCATCGTTGCAGGTCAACGTCCTCCACACGCAGGGCGACGAGTTCGCCCCAACGCATGCCGCACAGTCCGAGAGTGAGCACGATAGGCTCACGCCAGCCACAATGCAACGCCACGCGCGAGAGTTCGTCGGCTGCCAGATACACGTGTCGTCTGCGCTGTTTGCGCGGCAGTTCGATGTTGTCGCATGGGTTGTCGTGGATGCACTTGTCCTCCTTCGCCATCTCCAAGAGGTTGCGCAGGAGGTTTTCGGCGCGGATGGTCACCGACGCGCTGCGCCTGCCGGCCAGATCGGTGACCCACCGCTGCACCTCGCCCCTTGTGATGGACTGGACTTCGCGCACACCCCATTGCGGCATGACATGCACGCGCCAAGCGTCCTCCAATGACTTGACGTAGCTTGGCTTGGCCTTGGTCTTTTTTGCGGCCAGCCATGGCGCCCAGAAGTCCTCCACGAGTCTTCTTCCGGCCTGTGGGTCGATGTAGGCTCCGACGCTTTTCGCGGTGGTCACGTTGGCCGCGCCCCACGCATCCGCGTCCATCTTGCGCCGGAATCCGCGTTTGCCGGTCGGCGCTCCGTCCGGTTTGCGGTAGCGCACCTCGTAGCGTTTGCCGCTTTTCGTTTGGTATTGGCGGATTGTGTAAGCCATGCTCGCCCCTTCGTTTGCGTGGCATCAAGTCTATCAATCCGTTGATTTTTTTCTCTGTTTTTTGTGTTTCGGCTTGCAATACTTTATTTACTATGCTAATATAGTTTATATCAAGGAAAGGAGGTGAACATGACACCATCGGAGATAATCACCAGCATCTCGCTTCTCGTCGCGAGCCTCGCGGCCCTCATCAAAGCAGTGACCGGACTCATCAAGGAGATGAGACGGAAACCGAAGAGGAAAAAGTGAGAAAGGGTTCCGGCCAGTCGTAGGGGCCGGAACCCCATATCTCCGATTATGCCATGGGACATCATGAGAACGGAATCGATAGTCAGCGCGGTGTTCGCGCTCGGAACCGCCGCCAGCGCATGGTTCGGCTGGTCGTTCGCGCTCACCGCCGGATGCGCCATCGTCAGCGCCGTCTTCGCGCTCATCGCCGGAAGGAAGGACTGACATGACCATCAAATACCTGAGCGTCACCGACGTGTCCAAGCGCCTCGGCATCAGCACCGCCGCCGTCAGCGCCTACAAGCTCCCCCAGCCGGACGCCCTAATAGGCCGCACGCGCGGCTGGCTCCCCGACACCATCGACCAATGGAACGCGCAACGCCCCGGCCGCGGAGTCGGCGGTGGCAGGCCGCGCAAGCATCCGGCGGAGTGACGTCCGCCCCGGCGCTCATCCGCGAGCGCCGGGGCGGTTTTGTTGTTGGAGGTTGGATGTTGTCAGTCTTGGATCGATGGGTGGCACTGTGCCGTGTTCAGGTATTTGATCGAGACTACATGGTGGATCTGGGTTCCTGGCATTTTTTCCTTGGCCGCGTTCCCCTTGCGTAGGGATTGCGGATAGTAGGGGCCGTCCTCTCCGCTTCTTCCGAGGCCGATGCACCAGACTGTGTTTCCCATGTAGAGGCGTATCCGGCTGTTGCCTGATTCGACCACCATGGATGCGTCGTTCAGTGCGAATGCGCTGGCTATCACGTCGGTCTTCCTCGCGAGCCATCGCGCGTCTCCGGTGGGCGCGACCCTTTTCACCGAGATCCCATGGCCGGACAGGAGGTCGGTGTACAGGCGTCGGGCGGGAAGCCTGCGGGTGCGGTTGTCGTCGGCGTAGTATTCCAGGCCGCATAGGTGGGCGAAGTTCGAGGCCTTCCATTGGATGTCCAGCGTCATCCCGTCGTCGCACGCGATTCTCGTGATCGTTCCGACGAGATTGGCGTATAGTCGGGCTGCCTTTCGGGCCTCGCCAAGCATCCGCCGCTTCGCCTCGGTCACGTTCACGCCCGGAATCCTCCCAGAAAATTAAAAGAGGGGCACCGACCAAGCACCCCTCCGAAGCCGTGTGGCTGATCTTTTTACAGTCTTCTGCATGACTAGCGTCCCGTTTGCGCGGGAAGGGTCACGGCTCCGGTTGGTCTCAACCGTCTGGCCCAGCCGTTGGGCGAGACATCCAGCTCTCGCTGATGGCGCATCGACTCGCCATCGGATGCCTGCGGCAGCCAGCCACACGCTTCGAACCCGAAACCCTGCCCACCAGCAAAGCAGGTCCGGGTCTCAAGTTCGATTGCAACGATACCCCATGACGGCGGACATTCGTCTCGCCGTGAGCGTGATCCAGACGGTATTCGCACAAAACCACCGGGCCGCCGCGACGGCGGCGGACGACCACGCAAACACGCCGAATAACAAGAAAAGCCCCTCCCCCAGCATCAGCTGAGAGAGGGGCATGCGTAACATTTGACTGCAAAAACCGTCGAACGAGTCGTGAAACGTCGTTTTCGCGGAAAAACCGCAAGAGCGCGAGGTTGAGTCTCACACCCGCAAATCACTCACTGTCAGGCGTTGCGCAGCGGATTGTAGGCGACACCAAGACCGCTGGCGATGAAACCTGCCACGGTCGAAATGTAACCGCCGACAGCCGCATCACCGAACGTCATGAAACCAAGGCCAACGCACGACGCGATCAGACCCAACACGTAGACGACGGTACGCACCTGCTTGCTGAAAACGGGAGTGTACGCGCTGTCGGACTGCACGGTGTCGGTGCCGTCCTCGCGCTCGTCGGTGAGATTGGCGATGGTTGTCTCCAGAGTGTTCTCTTTTGCATGCTCAGCCATTAATGCCACCTCCTTTCAGGCTTTGACGAGATACCAGGCGCTCTTATCCGCCGGAGCCAGCGCGATGTAGCGGATGGCGCCGGAATACGCCGTGTAGCGGCCCCAGATGTAGCCGTCCGCGACCGTGCCCCAATGGTCCAGATTGACGGTCTGGCCGTGGGAATAGGTGGCGACCACATTGCCGGAAACGCTCGGACGGTCGCGCACGTTGAGCCCGTCCACGGCCACACGATACGTGCCCTGCAGCACGTTTGCGGCGGACGATGCCGTGGCGGACTGCGTCGGCTGGACGGTTGGCGTCGGCGCAGTCGCGCCGGTCATCCTGTCATACCATGCCTGGGCGCGAGCCATGTAGGCGGCGTTCTGGCTTCCGGCGATGGATGCAGGGCAGGCGGTGGATGTGAAGTCGGAGTGCGGGAACACGTTGACGCCCCACTGCGGGCGTCCGAGGCCATAATGCTTGCAGAGCGCGGCCACCAGATGCGCGCCATTGTCCAACGTCGCTTCGGAGATACTCCACGGGTCGGCCGAAATGTCCGCATGCTCCACGCCGATGGACGTGAGATTCGCATTCCAATCACCCGCATGCCATGCCGTATCGGTATCCCAGACGAGCTGAGAGATGCGGCCGTCCGACGCCACCTGATAGTGCGCGGACGCCTCACGGGTCTGCCACACGTCATAACAGCCCTTGCCGGTCAGATTGCCGCCATTATGATGCAAAACGATCTTGTCGACCTTGCATCCCTGGCGCCCCTTGGTCATGTGCGTGGAAAGAATGAGATTCTCGTCAGCCTCCAGATTCTCCCATGATTTCATATTTTTCCTCCTTTTTGATGGTTTTTTACGCGAAGACGATCGCCCACATCATGACGGCCATCTCCAGCAGTCGCAGGAGCGGCAGCATGAGCAGAACGACGCAGACAAGCGCGAAAGCGGCCAAAAGCAGCGTCGTAACACAGGTAAGCCATACCGGCACGTCATGGCTCCGCCACAACAGCCACGCCACCGCGAGCAGCAGCACGACGAACACGGCGGCCGCGGACGTCAAAGCGAGCATGCTGGCCGTCATTGCCTGTCCTCCAGGTATTTTTCGGCGGCGTTGACGATCCAGCATTGCGCGTCGAGTTTTTCGAGTTTGTCGAGTTCGTATCGGACGGCCTCGCTGTGGTCGTGCTGCGCGTCGCCGTAGATCAGTGAGATCAACGTGTTTTTTATCGTGTCACGGCACAACTCATCCAACCGTCCATCGAATTTCTCGGTACGCTCGCCGAGCTGCCGGGTCTTGGCGAAATGCTGCGAGAGCGGCGAATCGTATGGCAGGCGTTCCGGCCTTACGTGCGAATACAATCCGGTCGCCAGCGCGTCCAGTGCGCCAGGCCAGACTTTCAATCCGAGCGTGATGAGCGCGCACGCGCCGCCCACGCCGCCGAAACCGGCTAGAAAATTTTGCAGCACATTACCTCTCCTTAGGGCAATAGAAAAGGCCATCCCGAAATGGGATGGCCTTGAAAAACGGTACGAAAAATCAATGCCTGTGCGCGCCATAGTTGAACGCGATGACGAGCGCGAGCAACAGCAGGTACGCTACGATTGCGAGAATGAGATGCGTCATTGCCTGTCCTCCAAATATTTTTCGGCGAACGTGAGCGGCAATCCGACATGCCATGAAATCATTCGCTCCATGCAGGAATCTCGCCGTCAATCCTCGGTCCCGAAAGCGTGTTGACCCATTCACGGATTTTGTGTGCGGCGACATTTATCGCCTTGGCGTTCGGATGCATCGAATCATACATGTATCCATTCGCCTCGCCATCCGGCAGCCAGTCGAACCAGTCGCGGGCAACGTTGAACCCATTGCTCTCGAACAGCGTGTACACCTGACTGATGACGCTGCTGAACGAGCTGACCAGATCCTTGGACCACTGGGTCTGTGGCGCGACCTCGACTATGTAGATCAGCTGCGCTCCGGGCCATGCGGATTTGATCATTGTGGCGGTCTTCGTCATGGCATTTATCTCGGCATTCAGATCTGATTGGATGGAGTCTTTGTCGTTACTCAGTCCGACGAGGAAAACTCGGCGGACGGTCTTACCCTGCGTCTTGCCGATGGCGGTCGTGACCTGATCGGGGAATGCCTGCTTTCTGTCCGCACCGCTCTGGAACCCGGCGCCTATGGCCGCGACATTGACGTTTCCTACGCCGTCGGCGTTCGCGATCAGAGTCGTCCAGTTTTTATCCACAGGTGCCGTATCCCAAATCGCAGTGGTCGAATCACCAATGAAGACATCTACGGTTTCGGTATATGCCTTGGCGAACAGGACGAGCTGACGTTGTCCTGAACCGGTACCATTCGGCGTCAGATTACCGCTGCTATCATAGGCTGGCCGGTTTATTCCGATGGTGAAATTCCCAGATTCGATCCATTCGTTGCTTTTCTGCAGTGCCTTGTACGTTGGACTGGCATTGTAGGCTAAGACGATCGCTCCCTGCGGAATACCGTCGGAGGTCTCGCCCATGTCGCCTTTGGGTCCTTTCAAATTCCCGACATTGGACCATGCCATATTCACAACCACCTCCTAGGCGTTGAAGGCGTACACGTTGCCGGTATCGAGGTCAAGATAGAGTGAGCCGACCGGCTGGCCGGTCGATGTCGGAACGCCGTGGCCGTAGGTCCAACCGAGACCGTTCGTGCCGTTCGTGCCGTCCTTGCCATTTGTGCCGGGTTCGCCCTTATCGCCCTTCGGCCCCTGGATGGTGCCGACATTCTTCCAGTCCGTGCCGACCGTATCCCACACGTACAGATGACCGTTAACCAAATAGGCATCGCCTGCATTACCAGTTGGATGTTCGGCTTTCAACGCTTCGATGGAATCGTACGAGCCGAGGATTGTGACGCCGGTACCGTCCTTGCCGGGCGCTCCGTCCGTGCCCTTCTCACCCTGCGGCCCCTTGAAGCTCACGCCGCTGATGACGTTGGAGACGTGGACGGTAGTCTCGTTAATGATGGAAGTGACCGTGAACAGGCTTCCATTGTTGTCGGAGATCAGATCTCCGACCGTCATCGGCGCGGATGGCGAGAGCACGCTAGTTGCTACGTCGCTGTTGCTTGAGACGGTGATGTTGGCGACGTGCAGGCTCGTGCCCGCATCCCCCTTCGCGCCGTTCGTGCCCGGATCGCCCTTGGGTCCTTTCAGGTTTCCGCCTGTCGCAGTCCATGCCATTTTAATTCCTCCTTGGAAATTGAATTATTTTGTTGTGAGATGCGTGAAAAAGTCAGAGCTGGAGCTGATACACGTCGCCCGTCTCAAGGTCGATGTAAGTATCGCCGACGATGCCTTGCGTCAGGTCGGACGGCCTGCCCATGCCGCTGAGGAAACTCGCGCCACGCTCGCCCTTGCCGCCGAGCGTCACCCCGGTGTCCACGCCGAACACCGCGCCCGAATCGACAAGACCGGTGATCATCCACACCCTGCCCGTCGAATCCACGCACGTGTCGCCGACCGTCACGTTATCGGACGGTTTCAATTCGGTGGCGGGCACATGCGCGTCCAACATGATAACGCCGGAATACACTCGCATACTGTGCACGAGACCGCCCGGCATGGCGGACGAAGCCCACGACGCCTCGCCAAGCGTCGCGTAATCCAACGTCTGCACGCTGTCCGGCACGATCACGCGCCGCACGTGAGTGTAACCTTCGACCTGCTCGCGGATGGTCCAACACCAGTCCCTGCCGGTCGGCTGCAACGAAACGAGCAGATCGCTCCCGTCGTCCGGAAGACGCGCCACGAACGGCAGCGGCAGCATGATGCTCTCATCCTTTTGGACGACGCGGCTCGTCGGAGAGCAGACCACCAGTCCACGTGGAGATGAGCCTCCGTCAGTCAGACCGTCCGGCTCGCGGAAACGAAATCGTATCCTCGTCAATGTTCCTCCTTGCCCATGGCTTCGAGCACGTCGGCTGGAATCAGTTTCATCGCCGCCGACAATTGACTTTTCAAAATCGCAATCTCCTTGGAAAATTGGCCGACCTGCATGGAAAGCTGGTCGACCACTTCGTTCGCGTCAGCAGGAATCTGCTGCATCATCCCTCCTTCGCCGTCGATGGCATGAGCGACGCGAAGAATCGCTCCTCGCATTCCTCCAAGTCAGCACGCATTTCGTCGGTGTCGAAAAGCCTTCCGATAGCCTTGGCGTCCACGCAATCCGTATCGATGCCGGTGGTCGGCGTCGCATCGTCCGCTTCACCCGACAGCATGGCCGTCTGGACGGCCGCGTCCGCGTCGTTGGTGATCGGTGGCAGTCCCAAAGCCGTCCGAGTCCGGTTGCGGGCGGCCGTCATCGGATCGTCCTGCACCTCGCCACTGTCGGACATCATGGACACGGATTCCGCCGCGGTATCCGACAAGGCCGCCTCCAAGCCCTCATAGGCGGTCGTGTACGCGTTACGTCCTGTCTGCGGATCGTACGAGCCGTCCGATTCCCTTGCCTGCATCATGGCCGCGCAGGTTTCGGTGACGCTCGTCGTGCCGAGCAGCGCCCGCCATGCGGCGATAGCGTCCATGCCGCACACAAGCCCCCGCTCGCCTTCCGTTTCCGCTCTGACGATGAGGTTCCCGCCCTCGAAAACAGTTTGCAAAACATGCCCCCCTTATTTGACGAGCCACGCGAAAGCGTTGACATACATGTCGCCCTTGAAGGTTCCGCTTCCGGCGTTGTATCCCATGACCTGCAAAGACCCGGCGCCGCCGGTGTTGCACACGTGCATGAAGATCGACCCCCAATTAAGGTCGGAATTGCAGACGCCGTAGTAGCGTCCGTATTTCGCCGGAGTCCAAGACCATGTGGTCTGCGGGATCGTGTAATCCGCAGGCAGTGACGCGTTCTGATAGATTCGCCAATTAGTGCTTTGGAAAGTGTGGCGGTTTGTGATGCCGCCAAGGTAGCCGCCAAGGTACACGTATCCAGTGTGGATGTTCGCGCCGATTCCGACCGACCCGCCCCCGTCTACGGCTTCGAGCCAGACATTCGAGCCGTTCTGACTATCACCGGACAGAGTGAGGGATGCGCTGCTTTTTTTGCTCGCGTCGGGCTCGTCGTAATCCGTGTTGGCCGTGGCAAACACCTCAGATTTGATGCCTTGGGCACCAGTGCCGCCACGCTCGCGTGGTTTGGATACCAGCCGCATGAAGGCGGCGGGATCGTTCTTAGCGATGTGTCCGCTCCACAAGTCCAGTTCGCCCATCGCGCCGACCTGATTCGACTGGATGACAGAAGCAATGGCCGGAAAAGAGTAATAGGCTGAATTGCCTTTGTAGGCCGGGAATTCCAATCCGTCACCGGTAAAAGTCTCCGAACCGCCGATTGCGTACGACTGATAGTCCGGGCTGATGCGCACCCTATGCCCGCTCGTGCGGGTCTGGAACGTGCCGGTCAGCAGATTCGACTTGCCTTCGCCGTCCAAATAGACGGTCTGGTTATGGGCCGAATCCCACATCCGCAACGAGTGGCTGTTGAGCTTCATGCCGGTGTTCTCAGCCTCGGAGCTTTGGAATATCGCGCCGGTGAAGACGTAACCTTTGAACTGTCCGGCCTCCACGTCGTCGGTGACGATTTTCCGAGCTTTCAGAAGTTCGGTCAGAATCTCGCCATTGCCGATTTTGATGTTCTTCGCTTCGACCGTGCCGTCCTTGATGAGCACGGATCCGTTGACGCTTCCTGGGACGAGCAGACTGTCGGCCACGAGGCCGCAGGCCGTGAATTTCGTGCCGTTCCAGACGTTGACGGAGGAGATGTGTCCGCTGGAGTCGAGCTTCTGCCACAGGTCGCCATTTGTCAATCCGGCATGCGCAGGCTCCGTAGCCTGGGTGAACACCTTGTTTTTTCCGTCGGCGGTGGTCTTCGCGGCTTTCGCCTCGGCCTCGGCCTTGGCGATGCCCTGATTGATGGAATCCAAGGTCTCCTGCGGGACGGCACTGGCCACGGTCACCGAGGCGATGGACGACCAGCCGGACTTGTTGCCGGCATGGTCCACTGAGCGTAGCGCGTAACTGTGCTGGCTGCTTATGCTCAGGCCGGTGACGATGTAGTCTCCCTGACCGGCTTGCGTCGCGGACACAACCTTCATACTGGATGCCGTCGCACCCTCACCGACCTCGATATGGTCGAAATCCGATTCCATCGACGTGCCGGCTGCAGTCCTGCCATCCCAGTGGATGGTGACCACGCCCAATTCGGACGACAGGACCGGCTTCGATGGCACGGAGCATGGAGTCGTGTCAGATTCGACCGTGACCACGGAAACCTCAGACCATTCGCCGATCTTGTCAGAGTACGTTGGCACAGCCCTGACCCTGACCTCGATTTGTGTGCCACAGTCCAAGCCGCCGAATCCAAGCTGCGTCTTATCGGTCGTGCCGGCGGAATGCCAGGTCGCGCCATCCTTATGCAACTTCCACTCGACCGTATAGGTGGAGATTTCGATTGACGTGTCGTTCGTGGCCTGCGTGACCGCGCTCCACGAGGCTGTGGCCAGACCATGCGCATAGCCATCCGAGCCTATATATGCGTCGGTCTGCACAATCAATCCGAGAGGGGCTTTCGGCACGCGATGGTCACGGTCGGACGATGCGGTCGTACCGCTCTCACTGCCAGCCAATGCCGCACCGCCCGTGATGCCCTTGATCTTCTTCGCCTGACGCACGGAAGCGTCGTACTTGATGTCGTTCAGTGCGAGGCTGGCGGATAGTCCCTCGCCCTGGCGCATGCTCAGGTCGATCTCCTGCACGCGCACCTTCTCGCCGTGAGTGACGGTGGGCGCGGTAATCCAGTCGCCGACATGATAGTCGACGAGCGGCAGACTATCCACGTCATTGACGATGAGATTGCGCGTGTACTGGCCTCTCACCCTCGCCGCGTCATCCAAAGTGGACTGCATAAATGCTTGAGCGGTGTCCTTATCGGATACGCCGCCTTGGCTGCTGTAGCTTTCCCACTTGCCCCATGGCGTCGGGGCACTCGGATTATCCATGCGGAAAAGCAGATTATTGTCACCCTCGACGAGGATTGTGCTGGCCAGATCCGCGATGGATTCCTCGTATGGAGCCTCGCCAATGTCACGGGCCAATTGCAGGATGACGCTCTTGCTCAGGTCGCGGCTCAAGGCGGCGCTATCCGCATTCCACATTTTGAGCGTCCTACCGGTGGTGCGCCAGTCGCATCCGCCGCCATTGACGAGAGAGCTCAGGATGGTCTGCAGATCCGCGCCAAGCGAATAATACAAAGTGTATTTTTTATTCCAGGCATCACCATTCGAATCTTTGGCCGTGTCGAAGCCGAGTGACAGGCCTGTTGCCACGCCACCGCGCTGCCTGTTCTCATCCAAAAGTGTCTTCAGTATCGTGCCCGGATTGGCTGAATAGAAGGGCCTCTTACCCTTATTGTCGCCGTCCGCGAGCAGATGGCTGGAATCGTTGTTCTCCGCCTTGCTCAGGAGCCAGCTTATCGACTGGCCACTGTAGGTGACGGTGCGAGTCCGGTCATCGGTCTTGCCGCTACGGCCAGTGATGACGTAGCGCGCGTTGTCCGGCTCACGATAGCCTGTGCCGTCCGATACCTCCACGGCCACTTCGAGGCCATCGGCAAGCTCTCGGTCGAATGCCTGCGCGTCGCCGGAAAGCATGGAGTATTCGATGCTGATCGCGCCATCGTCATTGTGCAGCATCGAAGCGCTGAAGCTCACCGGCTCCGCCAATACTCCGATTCTCGCGCCGAAAGGCCTGTAGGCCACGAGACGAGCATGCAAAGATTTAGCCATAATCACTCCCAAGAAGGTCTGAAACGGCACGTCACCGCAGACGTACTGGACTGTTTGACCTGCAGCGCGTAGCTGCCGGAATCGGCGGCAGGCCACACCTGCAACGGTTCGCTCGTCCAATCAATGCCAGCAGTCACATCAGTGCCACCAGTCCAAGCGTTATTGCCACCTGCGGTCCACGCGCGACGATTACCGGCATCAAGATAAAGATTCGACGTATTCGGCCCGCTCCACTTAATATCCGTGCCGGTCACCGGGTCGGACACAGTCACGGACGACACGTTAGAAAAACGGAGGATGAGATTAAGCAGCGGAGCATTAGAATACCACCCCTCACTGCCGGGCTTGGCCTCGCCGTGAAGGAATACGCCGCCCGCAGCTGGAAGCGTGGCAGTCTGCCAATCACCCTGCCAAAACACGTCAGGCAGTTGAAAGACAGCCGTGGCGGCACGGTGGTCATTCCACGGTATTTCGTCACCGTCCGGCTGACATGACGTGCACACCGCGTTAGCGGTCATGCGGCGCGCCAGACCGGTGGACACGTCACGCTCCACACGAGTCAACTCGGACGCGAGGCGGCAGAGACGATAAAAGCGATGCATCAAAGTATCCGCACCACTGCCATCCGTAATGAATTTCAACGTGATTTCCGGCGCGTCGAAAGCCACCGGACCAGCCGGAAGCATGACGCCGTTCCGGCCGTTCACGGTCACGGAATTGATACGTGGGCTGATGCTCGTGAAATGGGTGGTGCCGACTATCAGGTTCGAATGCTCACCGGTCAGCTGCTGACCATTGATGAGATAATCCGTGAGAATCATTGCACCACCCTTTTCGCTTGTGTGTCACCATTGCGGCATCGCAGCCGTCTGCAATTTCTGCTGCGTGCTTATCGACGTCGGCGAAATCGCCGGATAATTAAAAGTCTGCGTGACGAAAGTGTTGCCACCACCGCCAGCATTGAGATTCGCGCGCCCCGACTTCGACGCATCCACGTCGAAGCCGCCGTTGATCTGCGCGTTCATTCCATTGACAGTGCGCTGCACGTCCTTCCAGCCCTGCCGCAATGACTTGTCAAAGCCCTGCATGATCGCCAAGCCGGCAGGCTTAAGCATCACCTTGTCGTAGCTGAGCGGACCCTTGTGTCTGACGATCCAATCGCCGATGCCGCTCACAAAGCTCTTCACTCTGCCGAATGCGGATCTCAGTCCATTGAGCAGACCATTGATGATGCTCGCGCCAGCGTTCCACAGCCACGCGCCAGCACCGGCGAAGCAGCCCATGATGGCGCTGCCGATGCCGCCAAGGAAGCCAAGCACGCCCTGCACGGTACCATGCACGATCTGCCTGAATCCATTCCACGCCTGCGACCAATTGCCGTTGATGATACCAGTCACCATGTTGATGACGCCCTGGATCACATTGACAATGCCGCTGACGACCGAAGCGATCCCGTTGATGACGCCCTGGATGAACGGCAGCATGGCCTGCACGGTCGGCAGAAGCGTCGAGACGATGAAACCGACGATCGTGGAAATGATGGTGGACACCAATGGCGCGAGAGCCTGAATCACCGGCATGAGCGCCTGAATCACGGCCATGACCTCATTGATCACGGTAATGACGATAGGCTGGATGCCTTGGATGGCCGGAGTGATCGCCGTGATCACGGAGGTCACCACGGTCAGAACGCCTTGGATCACCGGCACCAAAACGCTCACCAAGGTGGTGATTATCGGCGTCAGCAGCGGGATTATCTGACCGATCACATTCGTGATCACCGGCATAACGGCGGCGGCCAATTGGCCCAAGGCCGTCATGAGCGCCTGAATCGACGGCTGCAGCATTTGGAATGCCTGCTGCAGGCTGGCTAAAACGTTTTTCAGCACGTCGCCGAACTGCGCGCGCAATTGCGGGCTCGTGGCAATCAATCCGACCAGAGCGCCAATCAACAAGGTGATAGGCCCACCAAGACCACTCAGCACTCCACCGAACTTCGACAAAAGGCCGCCAATCACCGGCACGCCCTTCAACCCGCTCAAAACGCCGCCGAGCCCAGCCGCGCCAAGCAAGCCGGTCACGACGGCGATGGGACCGGACAAGCCGGACAATTGACCCGCGAAGCCATTGAAATCGATTTTGCCGATCTTGTCGGCGACCACACCGAACACCTTCTCCAGCGGCGGTCCGATCTTCTGCGCCAGCTGAGCAATCTTGTCGAACAGCGCGGTGATGAGCGGTTCGACGGCCTGCACCATCTTGATGACCGCACCGCCGACACCACCGAAAGCAGCGATGAGATCATTGCCGACCGAAGTCTTCAGCCCGGCGATCTCATGCTGGAGAATGGTCATCTTGCCCTGCGGGGTCTGCGCCAAGGCCTTGTTGATGCCACCGAAGTTGGCTTCCAACACCTGCGCGGCCATGGCTGCCTTTTCGGACGCACTGCCTTCCTGGAGGACTTTCTTCTGCGCGTCGGTCATGGTCACGCCATATTTCGACAGTGCCGTGGCGCTGCCGGTCATGACCTTGCCGAGCAGATTCGCTATCTGCACGCCATCCTGCGCCGTCGCGTTGTAACCCTTGTTGTTGGCGATCATGTCCGCCAAAGCGGGCGTCAAAGTCTTGACCTGATCCGCCGTCAGCGCGAAAGTGCCGAGCTGCGCCTGAGCGGCCTTCAACGTGCCGCCGGATATGACGCCGGTCTGGCCAAGCGTCTTGTTCAGGCTGAGCAGCGACTTCTGCTCCTCGTCCGTCCAATTGTTGTTCTTGGCGACCTGTTGGAATTTCGCGGTCACCTCACCGGCCTTGAGCGCCGCAGCGACGGACTGCTTACCGAAATTCACCAAATATCCGGCGGCGGCAGTAGCGGCTCCGGACACGACGGTGGCCATGCCCTTCGCGGCGTTGCCGATACCGGACACGGCCTTCGACGCGAAGCCGGACGCCTTGCTCAACCCGGAATGCAAGGCGCTGCCGGCTTTCGTCGCCGCATTACGCGCACCCTCCGGCAGCGCGTTCCACACGGCCGAAAACTTGCTCTTGATGGACGACGTGACCTCGCCAGCCGTCGTGCCGATCTTCCGCATCGCGGAATTCACGCCTGGAATCGTGCCTGCGATCTGCCGTCCCGCCGAGACGAATCCCGACGCCATGCGGGAGAAAACGTTCCTGGACTTGTCCGCTTCGGACGCCAATTGCGTCTCAAGATCCTTGAGCCGTCCATGCGCAGCCCTGAGATTGTCAGACGCCGCCTTGAGATTGTCAGACGCCGCCTTCTGCCGGATCTGCGCCTGCTCCAATTTGATGGCCGCAGCCTGAGCCTGCGTGCTGTCAGCACCATATTTTTGCGTGGCCGCGTTCAGCTTCTCCTGAGCTGCCTGCACCTGCACGGACGCGGCCTTGTATTTCAGCAGCGCGTCAGTATTCTTCTGACTCGCCTGCGCCACATCCTTCTTAAAGGATTTCAAAGCATCGGAATTCAATTCGGCGGCACCACTGCTGAACCCGTTTTTGAAGGCGCTGCCGATCTGCTTGCCCTGCTGCACCCCGTTAAACCCTTTGGAAAAGGCGTTTTTCAGGTCGGAGACTGCCTTGCCGGTTTCTTTCGCCACGTTCTGGCGGAAGCCCTTCATCTGCGGGAAAATGCTCACATGAGCGGAACCCAGCTCGCTACCGCCAGCCATGACAGCCTCCTCTATTCACTTGTCTTTTTGAAGCCGAAGATGCTGCTCATCGACTCCAAAGCCGCACGACGCTCCTCATCGGTCACTTCGACGTGCCTTTCCCCAGCTTTTTCGGGCGCGAGGTCGCCAAGAATCGACGTGCCACCGGCCTGAATCGCGGTGATGATGGCCGTCGCGTCCATCGGCAGCACCATATGCACGGCAGACATGCCGCAATACGTCGACGGATCAGCCGAAAGGCTCTCCCACAAGGCAATCGCGTCCGCATAGCGGAGCCTGCCGCCCAGATCGGCCTGCAGACTCCATCCACGCGCCGCGAAATCAGCCCTTATTCGGTCGCCGTCTTCCCCTCGAAGGAGCTGGCAGAAGCCGACGATTTTCCCAAATCAGCGCCCTGCACCTTGGCAATGATTTCGCCATAAGCGTTGAGGATGTTCATAGGCACCATGACCGGCTCCTTCGCCAGCTCCTTGGCCGCATCCTCACCGGCGAAAGCAGTCAGCATGTCCTTCAACGTCTGAATCTGCTCGACATCCGACTTAATGTCGGACAGCTTCACGAAATCATCAATCGACAGCGCCAAAGGCAGCTTGTAAATGTGGCCATGCGGTGCCAAAAACCATACGGAGCCGTCCTTGATGAGATGCTTCACGTCCATCTGCGCGGCGACAGCCTCAAGCGCCTTGTCCTCATCCTCCTGAGTCCAGGCTTCGAAATCGGCGGCTGAGGGCATCACGTTCTTGGTCATTTCTTCCTTCTTTCAAACGACTGTAAAAATTCCTTTACGTTCATGAATGAAGAGGAAGAATCCCAGCACATGCGAAGAAAGGAAGAAAGAAACACATGCTGGGAAGAATCAATGTCAGTCGGCGACCGGCTGAGACTCGGAATCATCAGTCTGATGATCGCCGGTATGAGAATCGGATGAAACAGTCGGAGTCACGAAGGACTCCAAATACTTGCTGCTGCCGGAATCGCAGACGTCATCCTGAATCCATTCGATGGTCCAAGCGTCACCGGTGTTCTTGCCGGAGGTCTCCTGACCCTGCTCGTTGCCGGTCAGATTCACGACACCTAGACGACGGCGGTGCGTGCCGTTCTTGAAAACGGTCTCCTTATAACAAAACCACTTGCCATCCTGGATCACATCGGTCACGTGATAGACGCCATTGGTGTCCGGCGTTCCGATGGTCATCTGGCGCGTGATGCTGTTATCCTCGGCCACCGTGAACTGTTCGGTCAGCGAAGCCGTGCCATTAACGCTGTAGCCAGGCTGATGGAACTTAATCGCATCATCGGCGTCGCGGCCGGGCTGCGGTGCGCCATCCTCGGTGATGAGGCCGACGAAACCGCCTTTGCTGAAAATCTTGTCCAAGCCGGTCTTCACATCGGCCACGGTCGGCGCGATGAGATCAGAGGTCAGCTTCTGAGTCGCGTCATAGGGTGCGAAACGGTAGGCGCTTGTAACCACGATCTTCGCGGCGCTAAGGTCATTACCTGCTGAATCAGCTGCCATATTTTTGTCCTTTCAAACAAAAAGGCGCTGAAACACTTGGTTTCAACGCCTTAAAAAATATTGAATTATTGGAATTCCCCAATAATGGAGAATTCGAGAGTCAGATAGCATCTGGCGATATTCGCGTCCTCGGCCACGAAATACGGACCATTGCACCCGTCCTCTTCGATTGCCGCGATCGGAGAACCATCAAGCGAGCAAATCGCCGGGTCGGTGAGCAAACCGTAGATCCGTGCCGCCAAGTCACGGCAGGATTTCGGAGCGGCACGAGCCCCATAACGCACGGTCACGCCGACGCTCCTATCGAAGAGCACGCGATTCGACTGCGATCCGCCATCATCACGCACCACGACGAGCGGCCGCGAGCCGTCGTAATCGTCCGGCTCACGATTCGAAACGATGATTGTCGGGAAAGACGATTTCAACCGTGCGCGCAGATACGAGCACAGCCAAAGCTCAAGATCCGGTGGCAAGACCATGGTCACGACTTGCCTGCCTTCAACGCCTTGCGGAGATTGCCCGTCTTCGATTCCACGAGCAGGGTCTTCGGATCAGTGCCGACCACCATGCATGTGGTTCGATGCGCATGCTTGACCTCCTCGATCTGGAGGCCATCGCGATACGCTCCCGTATCAACCGGAGCATGAGATTGCGCATATGCGAGCGTCTTCTCGGCGGCACGACGGGTCATGGCCTTGACGCCAGCCGAATTCATCAATTCGTCGAAATAGCGGTCGTTGAATTTGACCATCACACCCATCACGTCACCCCCTGTACTCGGATAGTGGAATCTCGACCGTCGGCTGCCACGACGTGAAAGCGTTCACGTCACGCGACGGATAGCCGGACACCTCCCAGCATCTGCCGTCATCCGGCAATGCTTGAATCCTGTCACCCGGCATGATGTCGAGAGTCGGATCTGGAGACGTGAGGTAAGCCGTGCTCGTGGTCTGCTCGCGCAGACCGTCGGGCGTGCGCGTGCTGCTGGAGCTGGCGAGAGCGCCGGTGAAATCCAAAGTTTCCGGATTGGACCAGTCCTCGCCAGCCTGCTCGCCGGAATACGTGTCATCGACTTTCCTCGCACGCAGTCGCCGCCATTTGGTGGCGCCCGGCATACGCCATCCGCCGCCACCGGCATTCATGTCGTCAAGCAGGCTCATGGCAATCCTCCAAGCCTGTAGGGCTTGAGCTTGTCCTTCTCCGCCTGCATGAGCGACACCACGTCGAAACTCGCGCTGGAGCCGTTCGTGGACTGCGAAGTGACGAGCCCGACCGGACTCATGCCCGCTCGCTTCGCGGCACTGATGAGCACCTGCTGCACGTCCGGCGCATCATCATAGCCGGCATGGATCGCGTAGCGGATGGCCGCAACGCCGGCCGGGAAGCCACCGGAAAGCGACTCCACAAGACCCGTCTCAGGGTCATAGGCGTAGGCCAGTGGATTGCCCTGACGGTCGGTCAATGATTCAATGCTCGTCACATGACGTGCGGGCAATCGAATCACCGTGCCACCGCGAGTGTTCAGCGTTCCCGTCAAGGCCGCGTTCGGCATGACATGCCAACCACACTCGCGGCGGATGGCCGCCTGCGCGGCCCTGAGCCGGAAGGCGGCGTCATCCTCGAAAGCCGAAGGGTCGGCAATCATGTCAGGAACCACATTCACATCACTCATGCCGACCCCCACGCTTACTCTGCAGCCATCAGGCCAGCCGCAATCAGAGAATTGACCAGGGCGTCGAATTCGCTCTTGGTTGGTGTGGCGCCGGCGGCCAAAGCCACATGCGTTGCAGGCTTCACTGCAGCGCTGCCAATATCGGTCGGCTTGCCGTTGGCCCCGACGAAGACCACATCGGCCACGTTGGCATTCGGGTCAAGTTTCGCCGCCGAGGCTGGAATCACTCGAAACTGTCGAGCCATATCACGTCTCCTTACTTAAGGGTCAGCTTGACGAAAGCCTTCGGCTTGCGCACGGCCAAAGCCACACGTTCCTTGGCGCGAATGGTCACCAGATCGGAGATGAAGTCGGTGTCATTGGAATTGGTGGCCTCGACCGTCACGCCGCCCTTGCGATAGAAGGTGGCAGCGCCCTTAAAGGAGCCGACGATGGCTGTGCCGGCGTCGACAGCGGGAGTCACCACGGTGTCCAGACCCCAGAGGCGCGGAGTGATGGTCAGCGCGCCGCCATTCACGCCGTAGAACGGTCCGCCGCCGATGAAATTGCCATCATTGTCCTTCTTCAATCGAATGGCCTCATAGTCTGTCGGATTGATGACAAGGGCATCCGGCATCATGCCGGTCGTGGTGGAGATCATCGACTGCGCGTGCAGTACGGCAACGTCATTGCCGGCGTCGGTAGCGGTGTATGACTGGATTCCTTCACGATTCAGCAGGCCCTTGATGTTCTTGCCGGTGCCGTCGCCGTTGAGCAGCTGCTTCTCCTCGACGATGCTCAAGTCGTAGAGCAGGCGTCCATCGATGTCGGACTTCAGGAATTCGAGGTCGGTGATCATATCGTTGGATTCCTTGATGAATCCAGCGATTGTGGATAATGCGTCGGTGTGCTCTGTCGCGTCGGCGTAATGGATCTGGCTGAATTTCTCGCCTTCGCCGACGGTTTCGAAATCGCCTTCCTTTTCGCCTTCCACGTAGTAGGTGATGGCCTGTCCGCTCATCGCGCCGATACCGAATAGGTTGGTGATGGTCGGACGGCGGTAAGCCTGGACGAAGTTCGGGTCCACGTAGGTCAGCAGGGAGCCGTACACGCCGGACGGTCCGCCGGTGACCTGCGTGTCAGTGTTGGCTTTGCGGTGCGGAGCCCATTCCGGTGCTGCGATTGACGCTCCCGAAACTCCCTTTATCTTCGCCAGCTGTTCGCCGATGTTCTTCACGACGAAATCGCCAAGAGATTCGCCAGATGCGGCTCCGCTCTTCTGGGTGTCCGCCAAATTGTCGGTCAATCCCGCGAAACGCTTATGCACTGCATCCAACGTTTCGATGGAATCCTGCAATTCGTGCGCTTCGGCGTTCAGCCCCTTCAGCTTCTCGATGTCGGAAGCGGTGAGATTATCCTCGCCCTTGTCCAGCACCGCTTCGATGGCGGCCTTGGTCTTGGCGAGACGATCATTGAAACTCATTTGGTCTCCTTGTTGTCCTTGCCGCCAGTGACCAGTTCACGGGCGGATTTGATTACATTCAGACGCTCGGCCTTCTCGGCCTCCGCGTCCCTACCCTTATCAGGGGCAAGCTTCTTATCCTGTTGCTCGCCGGTCTTGGAATCATCCGGCTTATCTTCGTCGGAAGTGTTGGAATTGTCGGAATCGATGCCTTCCAGCGCCTCGTTCAGCGACGCCAATGCGGCACGAAGCTTCTCCTCGTTGGCGGAGCTGATGGCGCGACCTGACTTGACGGCCAGGATCTCGGCCTGCTGGTTCGCGGCCACCGGCACCACGCTGATCTCGAAAAGCTTGATCTGCTGGAATTCGGAATGGCCGCCCCACGGGCCGTCGCCCTTTTCCGTGATCCAAGCGGTCTTCGTCGGCACGAAGCCGATGCTCATCTGATGAACCCTGCCATCCTTGAGCAGGTCGTAAGCCTGCTGGGCGGTCGGATTATCCTCGATATCGAGCTGGGCCGAGATGAGCAGGCCCTTCTCGTCCTCGACGGCGCTCAAGGTGCGTCCGATGATGTCGGTCGGCTTGCCGTCCTGATGGTTCCAATGGATCGGTATGCCTGCTCCGCCGTCGTAGTCCTTTTCCAGGGTCTCCGCGAAAGCGCCCTTGGCGATCACGTCGCCCTGCAGGTCCTTGTTGCCGAAAGTGCTGGCGTATCCGCTGAACACGCCTTCGCCTGCGGAATCGTCCAAGGATTTCACGTTGAATCTGAGCTGTTTGAGATTCACTGTCCTTCTCCGTTCACTAGATTGTTCTGTTGCGCGTTCTGCGTCCTGCCGCCGTCCTGCGGGCTGGGCTGCCCGCCGGTTGCCACATTCAATGGCGTCACCAATTCGTCGCCACCATCAAGCTTCGGATAGTTGAGGATGCGCCGTGCCTCGTTCGTGGTCATGAAACTGCGCCCAGTGGCCGTGCTGAGCGCCTGATACTGCTCGGAGAACGTGCCGCGCAGCTTCGCATCCACATTCGCTTCGATGTAGGCGTCCGGCTGGCCGAGCGCGTCTGGCAGAAGCAGATTGAGCGACTGTTCGAAAGCCACGATGTACGGCATCAATTCCACATTCCACATCTGCTCCTTGAAGGAAGCGATGTTGGAATTCGTGCCACTGCGAAAGCCAAGATTCTCCGGCGCGATATGGAAGGCGTTGGCCACGTCTATGCGAATCTTGTTCCTCGCGTCGATGTCCTGCATGTCGATCGGTTTGAAGGCGTCCACGGTCTTGATTTCCATGCCGTCGTTAAGCAGCGGCCAGCCACCGGCAAGATTCCCGCCGGACTTGTAATTGCGCATGCCCTGCACGAATTCGTCCTGCGCCTCCTGCGAGGGCCACGGCATCTCCTTCGGACGGGAGATGTACGCCGGAATCTGACCGCCGTTCTTGGCAATCGCACGACGATATTCGGCCATCTCACGCGCCTCCGCCAGAAGCGGGGCGAGAGTGCCAGACACGGGAGAACCGCCGATGCCGGACGTGCTATAGCCCACATCCAGCAGAATCTGCGGGTCTGGCAGTTTGAAATACTGGCTTCCTTCCGGCTGTCCGGTACTGATCTGCACGCCGGTGATCTCATCAAGAGTGTTGCCAGAAAGAGTGAAATTCTGCACCGGAATACGCCGCAGCCACAATCTGCCGGTCTTCTTGTCGGCATCGAGCAGGCAGAGCCAACGATCATTGAGCAGACCATCGCAGAGCAGCGAGTAGAAGAATCGGTAGCGTGTCATGCCAGGAAGCACACTCGGCTTTGCCATCAATTGCGCCAACGGGCTTGTGGTGTCCTCCACGCGGTCACCGTCAGGTTGGCGAGTGTAGACCTTGAACGGCATGCTGGCGATATTCCGCGCGATATGGTCGATGACGGTACGCACCGCAGCCTCACGATCATAAACGCCAGTGCCGAACCAGTCGATTGGAATCTGCGCCACCTGTGAAATGTTCACTGGCGATTCGGAGAACTTCTGGGCCACGGATACCGGGCTTTTCTTGAGCCATCTGGAAAAGAACCCCATGAAACCTCCTCACTGGGTCATACGACTGCGAAATGGGTCACGCTCGGCGCATATTTCGGTGTCTCCGCTTCGACTTGCATGGTCTCCAACGCATAAAGCGCCTGAGATTCGGCAACCAAGCCGGAAATCTGCAATGCTGATTTCGTCCGGTCCCACACCTCGACCTCGCCAAGACGCCGTGACACAGCCACCGAAACCTGCTGTTCGACGGCAGGCTGCGGCAAATGCCGCAATTTTCCTTCGCGCACACGGTCCAGGAAACGACCGCAGCACGCGCCGAGGCGGAAACCCTCGATGAGATGCACGTTCCAGCCTTTTTCGGTGAGCGGGTCGATGAAATCGACTGCCGGACATCCCTTCGACTGCACTGCTATCTCGCAGATGCCCGGCCAGCTCTCACGAAGCAGATCCAAAAAGTGCGGCACCCACAGCATGCCGTCACGACGGGCGATCAACTCCACGTGCGGCAACCCGTCCGCACGCATTCCGGCAGCGGCCACATACGTTGTCTTACGGTCAGCCGACGTGTCCACGGACAGTACGACGCGATTCTCGTCCGGAATCGTGGACCGCGAATCAATGCCGCTGGCCCACATTTTCGGATTGATGAAAGGAATGATGTCAGCAGTGACCCACTGGCACAGGACCTCAGTACGAAAAGCGGCCTCGGTCATGCCGTCAATATCGGATCTGACGCTCATGACGGTCATCGGCCCATAGCCGAGCGACGGATTCGCCTGCCGGATCGCGTCGGCATCATCCACCGGACACTTGTCCGGAGCGCTCCATTCGAAATATCCGAAAGAGCCGTCCTGCTCGCCGGACAGGAACGCGTCGACCGGATTGCCGCCATCTGCGCTCAGTCGCGTCCACTCGTCAACAAGCTTGCGGCCTTTGTCCACCTGCTTGCGCAACGCGATGGAACGATAGTCGCCAGCGTTCGAAATGCCCCATAATTGGCTCGACCAGACCGCCTTCGTGGTCTGGCTGACCGCGTTCCAGCCATCATCAGTATGCTGCTCACGAAGCTCATCGAACACGACACGCGCAGCCGATTTCGCGCGGATATTCTTATCGGCGCGGACGATATACCGGGCCTTGCTCCTCGTGATGATCGCTTCCTCGCCGTTCGTATTGACGAATTTCTGCGTCATCGCAGCGAGATCCGGAATCACCAAATCCGCTTCCTCATCAGTAGAAGGCTGAGGATTGCACCACTCCTTGACCTGATTGTAAGGCCCCTTCGCATTGTCCAACGTCTGCGCGGCACCGACCACAAGAAACTTCACGGGCGGCACCCTGTCCGGATGCTTGTTCGAGTCCACGAACAGCCACCATGCGGCCAGAACGCCCATCAGCGTTGTCTTCCCATTCTGACGGGCCACAAGCACAATCACCTTGCGGAAACGATACGAACCATCCTCAAGCAATTCGAGCGCATGCACTAAAAGCCACTGCTGCCACGGATAAAGGTGGACATGCAGCATGATCTCCGCGAACGCGATCACCGCGAAACCATTGCTCGTCTCCCTCGTCAACGGACGCAACGGCGGCGTAAAGATACGCGGCAAGGTCACGCCATGCCTCTCATCATCGACGGCACCGAAAACCGTAAGATTCTCAGCCGCCATCGGACACCACCTCTCAGCCGAACCGCTTCATAAACTCGTCCATCGCGATAACCTTGCCGTTCTTTGACTCCTCGGCCTTCGGCTCAGGCCTCGCCTTCGCGGGACGCCCCACCTTGGCGGGCTCCACCAACGTCAAACCAAGCGACTGGCAGTATTTCAAAAACGTCGGAACCGACACATTGTCCAATTTCCCGTTCTCATCGATAAAACCCGTCTCGCAAACCGAATCAATCCGAGCAGCAAGGACACGCGCAGCGGCCACGACAGCCGCATTCTCGGCACGCAACGACTTCGCATTACGCAAAGACCTCTCCAACGCATCAGCCACGGACTCATGCGGAAAACGACGCTCGGAAACACCCTTCTTGACTGCCATAAAGCCTCCTTCGCGCGCGACCCATCAACAAAAAACTTATCGGGGAGAGGAAGAGCAACCACGCGGGCAGTGGGTCGGTTCGGGGTGGTTTTCAGGATTTCACCGCCCCTACCTCGTCGGGGTTGGTTTCGAATGCTGTTGTGAATGCTTTGATTGCGTTTGTGAATCGTGTGATGAGTTCGTCTGTGTTTGGTGGCTTGGGCGTGATGAGTGTGGTGTAGCAGTCGCCGACCGTGAAGGTGTTGACTTCGTTGTGGGTGACGTTGATTGGGATGTTGACGGTGAATGAGCTGATTGGGAATGTCTTGTCGCTGATTGTGGCGGTGAGCTCTAGCGTGACTGGCTGCTGTGGCATCATTGCCTCCTGCTCATGCTGTTGTTATCCATTGTCTTGAGAGTGTTCCGATTGGTGCTGGCGGGTCTTGGTTGCCGCGCAATCGGTTGCAGCTGGTGTGGCTTGGTTTGAAGCCTGCCGGGTCGAATTGGAGCTCGGGGTGCTTCGAGACGGGATAGAGGTGGTCGAGGTTGAAGCTGTCATCGCTTGTGTTCTTCGGTGCTGAATAATCTATCGGCATGCCGCAGAGCCAGCAGACTGCATGCCGTGCTTTGCATTGGTTGAAGAATGTTACTTTGTCTTTTTCGAATTGGCGTGTGGTCTTGCGGATTCTTGGCATGTGGTCACCGCCTTGTGGTGCTTCGTGCCGGAGTCGGACCGGCGCGGGTGGAATGCGTTGTTGTCATCATGGTTGCGTGTGCAGTATGGCGCCATGGTTGGTTGGGGTCCGACCGTTGGTATTTGCGCTATTCCGCCTGCTCTGCCGTTGAGCTATCGAAGCTGGATATGAAAAATGGTCCAACCATCTCTGGCGGACCATCTTACAAACATACGATAGTATAGCATTTTAATTGTGACAGTCAAGCATGGCGGTTATTTCTCCGAGGTTGAACACGTACTCTCCTTTGTGTTTTGTCGGCGTGGCGTGGAGTTTGCCTCTGGTGAGCCATTGGCGGATCTGGTCGCTTGTGCAGTGGATGTCCATTTTGGAGAGGTATCTTGCGACTTCGACTGGTTTTCCGGTGTATTCGAGTTGCCAGAGTTTGTTGTCGCGGGTGGCTTTGATGGCTTGGACTCCGCCTTGCCATTTGCAGTGCGGGCATGTCCATTCGTCGGCCTGTGGCGTGCTGGTGGCTTGGTGGCCGCATTGTGGGCATGTGCCGATGATGACCATTGCCTCTTCTGGGGTCAAGGCCGTCTCGTTGCGTCGGCTGATGTGTTCCAGGGCTGCGTAATCGTCTGCTGCGGTGCTCATGTCGAGGATGGTGTGTTTGTTGCTGAGCAGCACGAGCCATGCTTTGCGCCAGTCGTATCCAGCGTATGCGGCGCGTATTTTGCCTGCCTGTTCGGCCAGCCATGCCTCGCTGTCTGCGATGAGGTCCTGCGCATGGGTGTCGATGGGCAGTGGCGCGTTGCCTTTGTTTGGCGTGTGTGCCGGGGTGCCGATGTGCGCCTGACGGAGCATGATGCTGCGCAGGGTCGGTAGCTGGATGTGTCCGAGCTGGTAAATCATGGCCCAGTAGTCGGCGGTGCATTTGGCGCAGAGCGTGCCGCTGGCGGGTTTGCCGCAGTGCTGGCAGTCGGTCAAAGTCGGGTCTCCTTGTCGTGCTGGTGGATGATCGCGGCGACTTCCGCTTTGGGCACTTGCGGCACGAGCGGCGCGATTTCGTCGAGTGCGTATCCGGCTTGGTGCCATTTGATGATCATGTTTGCGAGTATTTTCTTCATTTGTATTCCTCCACTGTGTTGCAGCCGATGGTCGTGCCGTGATCGGTGAGGCAGACCCATGTCACGTCGCCGGTCTTGACCGTCATCATGCCGTAATCGTGGTGCGTGGCTGTATGCCAGTGCGCATAGATGCTTAATCCCATCAGGACCACCAGCGCGACAATCAGAATTGTCTTGACCTTGTCCAAGTCGTCCATCAGTCACCGTCCTTTTCATTTTCGAGTTCCGCGATTTTCCTAACCAGCACCGTCAGCACTTTCTGCCGTGGCCCGAACGCCAAAGCCTTCCAAACGTCCGACAAGCCAGCCCAGTCGATTTCGGCGAGATGTTCAAGCAGTGGCTGCGCGTGTGAACCGTCGCAGTATCCTTCGCAGTAGAGCGGCAGTCCCCGCATGGTCGCGTCCTTCGCATACCAGAACGCTTTCCTCAAGTCTTCGACGCCGTTCTTCGACTGCCAGCGGTAGCAGTATTTGGCCACGTTGCCCCAGTCGAAACTCAACAGGCGGGTCAGCTCGATGCATTCGAACGGGCCGTTTTCGTAATGCTTTGGATGATTGACGTTGTCACTCATTTTTGGAACTCCTTAACTGATTGTGAATATGATGATCGGTGCGACGCACAGGCAGACGGTCAACACGATGCCGAACAGGATTTCAAACGGGTTGTGTTTCATTCGATGGTCTCCTTGTATGGGTTTTTGCTTGTATATTGCGGGAAGTCGCATTCCTGGTCTTTCCACCCGGCCGCGCAACCTTCTCGCCATGCTTTGGCGAGTTCTTCAGGTGTTGGATTGCCGGTGGTTCTGCTGTTCATTTCGTGTTCTGCTCCTTGTTGAGTTGTTTCGCCATCTGGTAGGCTTGTTGGTCTGGTGTGGCGGTTTCTTCGTCGCGTCCGAGTGCTTCGAGCACGTGAGAGCATTTCCATGTGTGCACGTGGCGTTTCGATGGTGGTATGCCACTCATGTTGGCGCGGCGTTGGCACCAGCCTTTCCATAGTCGTGTCCAGTCGTTGACGGTGTGTGTTTCGTTTTGGTGGCGGTCCGCGAATGCGAGCCATGCGGATTCGAGATCGAGGTTCGGATATTCCACGGCCAGCGTCTTGTCGGTTTTGCCGCACTCCCGTGATTCGCCGAAATCCTTCACCCCGATTTCTTTGGAGAAAGAAGAAGAATATTCTTCTTTCTCTTTCTTATCGGGTACGGGTACGGGAACGGGGCATGAGTTTGCCATCGACTTGCCATCGGTTTGCCATGCGTTTGCCATAGGTTTGCCATGGCATTTGCCATCGGTTTTGCCATTTTTGCCATTTTCGTCAACGGTTTTCCGGCTCCAACGACGGTCCGCACCCCTCTTGCCCGCTTCGCTCCGCTTCCGGCGCAGAGCGTCCACTTCCTCCACGTCCGGCTGATAGTCGCTCCAATCATGGAACCAATAGCCATCCCGTTCATCGTCACGCTCCCACAATCCGACATCGCACAGTTCGCGCACGGAATCATCGGAGCCACGGAACATCGGCACCATGCGGGCGGGAATGAACCCGTCCGTCAATTGCTGCGCCGACCATGAGCCGGAACGGAGCCACAATGCGGTGGCCCCGTCCGACAGCATCGCGGTCTTCGGGTTCGAGAAGAACGAATCATCCACCTTGAACCACATCGCCCGTCAATCCTCTCCTCTTGTGATTCCGTTATGTTCCATCCAGATGGCCTCCTGCCGTGGCGTGGTGCAAGGCAGGCCGTCGAAGTTGAGGTTCGCCCAACCGCTGCCGACGTGCGGCTTGGCCATGATGCCCAATGCTTCCGCGATCTCCACCAAGTCCGGTGGCGGTGTGAGAAGAATCCCGACATCTTCCATCACATGCTCCCGAATCGCTTGTAGAATTCGTCGTCGGCCATGCCATACAGCGGATCCATGCCAGTCGGCTTGCGCGCGGCCAGCCTGTATCCGCAGTATGGGCAGGCCACTGGAGATTGGGCGCCGACAACCTCTCCGCAGTGGGCGCATTCGACATATCGGATGGTCATGATCTGGCCTCGTGCTTCCTGATGATTTTCTCCAGTCCTCTGATGCATGCCGCTGTGGCCGCTTTGGCGCCGGTCATGATGTCGCGGGCGAAGAGGCTCTGCTTGGAGAGGAGATTCATGCTGCTCGCCATTTCGTCGATGTAGTCGTTCAGTTCCTCGACCGGTACGCCAGTGACTGGGTATTCGCTCAGGATGGTTTCCTTGTCGAGGGTGATGGTGAGCTTGTCCGGTGTCTCCTCGATGGCGATGGCTTCGGCGCGGTCGATGGTCACCTCCATCGCGTGCCGGTATGTCGATGATTCCCTGATGATCATTTCGTGTCCTCGTCTTTCCTTGGATGCTCTGCTAGCCACCGCTCGTAATCGCGGTACGCTGTCATCGGCACGATTTTCGTCAGCTTGAAATTCAGGTGCTGCATGCAGTCGGCGCACACCTCAGTTGCCGTCTTGCTCTGACCGTTGTAGGCCAGGAGCACGCTGTATACGGGGCTTGACACTCGTTTGCCGCACAGGTCGCACGTATGCATGTCCATCGTGACCAACTCGTCACGCTGGCATTCGAAGGGGTTGAGCAGCATGTCCTGACACCGGTTGACCGTCTGCTGGAATGCGTTGAACATGCCATCGTGATAATCGAAGTTATTCGCCCATTGCCTGACCTCATACTCTTCGTTGATTTTGGAAGAGAGCCATCCCAGGATCTCTTGCAGGGTCTTGTTTCTCTCGGTTACGTTCGTGGTCATGGTTAGTGTTCTTCCTCTTCGATTCGGATTGTGATTCGGTACCAGCCTTTTCGGATGCTTGGTTCTCCACCTCGGTAGTCGGGGCCGATGATGTGTTTTGAGTCATCGTCGGGCCAGAAGCCGGTATCGGTGAGCGCGTCAAGGATGGCTTTGACCATGGGCGCCGCGTTCTCCGGGTCGAATCTGCCGTGGGTCAGTGGGTGGATGGTCGCGGTGACGTGGACGGGAAAGTGTTGTGGCCTGTGGTGGCCGTTTTGGAGCCAGAATCTGGCGAATGCCATGGCACGCTGTTTGACTGCGCTTGTGTGCGCGAATTTCACTCGCCAGTGGCCGCGACGGTTTTGCGTCCACCATTCGTCCCGTGGAATGTCCACGACGAATTCCTGCATCATTCCTCCTCTTCCTCGGCTTCGATTTCGCATTCGGGGCATGGGATGGGGCGCGCCGGATACAGCGCGCACCCATGCCTGGGACATACCGGTTCCACGTCCGGCGGTTCAATCCATTCGCGCATCAGAAGTCAGGCTCTCCGGCTGGCGCACTCCACGGATCATCGGCAGGAGCCTGCGACTGCTGTTGTGCCTGCTGCGGCTGCTGATAGCCGCCACCGTTGGCATTGCCGCCCTGGTATCCGCCTGACTGCATCTTCTGCACCTGAGCCGTCGCATAACGCAGGGACGGGCCGATTTCATCGACTTGCAATTCGATGACCGTGCGGTTGGAACCGTCCTGCGCCTGATAGGAACGCTGCTGCAAACGACCCTGCGCGATCACACGCATGCCCTTGCCCAGGCTCTGCGCGCAATGAGTGGCGAGGTCACGCCAAGCGGAGCAGCGCATGAACAAAGCCTGACCGTCTTCGAACTGGTTCGTGCTGCGGTTCCAGGAACGCGGCGTGCTGGCGATCGTGAAGCTGGCAACGGATGCGCCGCTGCTAGTGGTACGAATCTCCGGATCGGCGGTCAGATTCCCGACGATCGTGATAACGGTTTCTCCGGCCATCACTCAGCCTCCTTCACGTCGGCTTCGGTATCCTCCGGCGTATCCGCTTCCATGACCTCGGCGGTCACGTCATCTGCTTCGTCGGCGCTATCGTCATCGAGCACCGGCTGGAACACGTCGCCGTAATCAGGCGTGATATCATCGGCGGCGACGGCGGTCTGCGCCTGCACGGTCAAAGGCAGGTACGGGGCGGCACGACGGATGGCGGTCTTCTTCGCCATGGCCTCGTAATCGGTCTTCCACGGGCCGAAATTGCCGCTCTTGCTGCGTGCCCTCGCCTGCTCGATCTCCTGACGGTTCAGCACGAGGAAATAGTGGCCACCGTCCTTGAAATGCGCGACCATGTACACGTGGGTCAGTTCGCCGGGGTTGGCGCATGGCACGTGGTGCAGCTCCTCGTTCAGACCATACGAGTATGAGAATTCGTCTCCCTGGTGTACGGCGCGGGCGCTGATGTCCACGAGCTGGCCGCTACGTCGCGCCAAGTCGATCATGCCACGGTAGCCCATGATGAACGTGGCTTCCATTCCGCCGGATTTCTTGTTGTAGAAGGGAAGCACGTAGGCCCGTCCCAGTCCGTCAACGTTGGACGGTTCAAGGCCGAGCGCTGAGCAGGTCATGAAGCATGAGAGCACGCTTTGCGGCGAGCATTCCGCGAGTTTCGGTGTCTTGTTGATAGCTGACACGCACATCTGGTAGAGGCGGTCGGGGCTGATGTTGTTGCCGACGACGCTGGCGATGCGCGGCCAGCTTTTCCGCATCAGCATCTGGAGGTTCTTTTTCGGCGTCATTTCGACCATCTGCCGGCCTTGCGCCTGCTGTGCGATTGCTCCCATGATTATTGCTCCTTTTCTTCGGTTTCTTCGATGGCTTTGAATGCGAATTTGCGGTATGTGGTGGCTTTGACGACGTATTCCTTGCGGGTCGTCGGCTTGTAGGTGGCTTGGAGGTTGCCGCAGCGCACGCCCGTATGCGGGCCGATGCGCAGGATGATCTGCTCCTGCAATTCCTTCTGAGTGGCCTTCAGGTCATTCAGCATTCTGATGGCGCTCTCGTATCGTGCGAGCAGGTAGTAGAGGTGATCGTCGTCGCTTTCGTCCACGATGTCCGGCGTGGGTTCCGGGAACGCCTTCTGCACGTCACCGCCTGTGGTGAGCTGCGGTGGAGTGCTAGAAGTGACGAAATGCCAGAAGTCGGCTGCGGCCTTGTCGATCGCGGCCATATCCTCCACGTCGGCTTCGAACGGGATTTCTACCGGCTCGTCGTCTCCGATTGCGACGTAGACGTAGCCCCATGTCCATCCAGTGACGAGCGCGTAGAACTCGACTTGGGCGAGATAGTAAGGTGGAATTCGGAGGTTGCCGTCCTCGTCATGCCAGTCCCCCGCTCGACGGCTGCTCGCCGTCTTGATTTCGAGGATTCCGAAACTTCCGTCCTCCCCTTGCAGGATGCCGTCAAGGGAAGCCCTCAGATAGGGCTTTTCTCGGCTGATGAATTGCTTGTCGGTGCCGTCCGTGACGAGCATTTCCGGATGATTCGAGCGGAAACGCTTACGAAGCTCGTTCTCCAAGGCATTGCCGCGGATGACGGCCCACTTGTCGGAGATGTCCTCCGGTTCCACGCGGCCGGTCTTCTCAAGCCACAAATCGTAAGGCGTTTTGAAAGCGTTAAGGCCGAGAATCGTGCTCATGTCCGAACCGCCCACACCAGTCTTACGGCTCTTCAACCACGCGAGATGACGTTCCGTCTTCTTGCACTGCTTGAACCGTTCCAACGTGTAGCGTTCCGTGTCCTTGAGTGGGATACGCTTCATTTTCAGGCTCCCTGCTGATTGCTTGGCTTGTTTATGTCTGCTTTGATGATGTCGGCGTCGAAATAATTGACCAGCAGATGGGCGATATCCAACGCGGACGTCCTGAGCTTGATGGTTTCCTCCAAGGACTCTGGCTCGATGGTGAAAACGCCACTCTCGCTATCGAACTTGAGCCTCATTTCGCCACGTCCTTGCTGTAGTTGGCTTTCAGATCCATGAGTTCGCCGTTGAGGAGTTTCGTGGCGAATCCGTAGACGACTTTGTCATTGGTTTGGAACGCGGTTTTCTGCAGAGCGCTGATGGCGTCGAAAATGCCGGTCAATGCGTTGGAGATGATGGTGCGTGGGTCGGCTGTGGCTTGTGGCTTGACGTCGATGGTTCCGGTAGTGACGTCGTTTACCGTGAGCTTCGATTCGGTGACGTCGGCTGCCGTGATTTTCGATGTGGTGGTCATGATGGTTTCTTTCTTCTTTCCGGTTGTGGTGGTTTTCCGTGTCTTGCGTGGTGAATGCTGGTCGAAGGCCGGTAGCAGTCCTTCCTTGCGGAGTTGGCCGAGAATGTTGCCGACCGTTTTCGGGCTCAGGCCGAGCGCTTCGGCTGTTTCCTTGCCGTCGAACGTTTGGCCTTGGTCGATGCGGTTCTTGCAGTGCGCTAGGATGAGATCGCGTTTCGACGGTGCTTCCGGTTTCGACGGTTCTTCCGGTTTCTCCGGTAGGCCCTGCGTGAGGAGTCCGGCCTTGCGCAACGCCCGCATTTCGTCGAGTTCGAGACCGGCTTCGCCTGACTCGTCGTAGATTTTTCTCAGTTCGGCGAGTTCCTCGAACGTGTATTCGTGTTTCAACGTGTTCCTTTCCTGAGTCTTTCGATCAATCGCCTGTTTTTGCGGATGAACTTGTCCACGTCGATTCCCTGCTGGGTGAGGGTCGGCTTGCCGGTGTCGAAGTGTGCTTTCCAGTCGCTTTTGACGCGTGGACTGCTTTGGATCCGTGTCACTGGAACGAACATTCCGTTTTTCATCTCGCCACCGTTCTTCGGTATTCGTGCGCCAAAGCCCACCGTTCGGCCACGGCGCGTTGGTATCTGACTTTGCGCCTGTCCTGATGGCCTTCTGGCGGTTCCACGCCGATTTTCAAGTACGGCGGGCCCTTGCCGGTGCTCCGCCAGTTGGCGAGGGTGCGCACGCTCATGCCGAGCATGACGGCCAGTTCGTTTGGCGTGAGCAGATCACTCATGTCCGGTATCCGCTTCGATGGCCTTGTCCAATGTGGTCATGCATGCGCCCTTGAACTCAAAGGGCTGGATTTCATTGTTCATTGGGTTTCCTTTGCTTGTTGACGTTGTGTGCCCCGTCCTGACGAGTGGATGGGGCTGAGTGGCTGGCATTGGAGTCGAACCAGTGCCGTCCTTGGATTCCTAACGCCCCTTTGACCGTTGGAACAACGACCTGAACGTGTTCGCGATCGGTGGCGTGGCCGACTGTGATTGAAGCAGTCAGGCATAGTAAGAAAGGACCCGCAGGCACCGGAGTGCCTGCCTATATTTAGAAAGGAGAAGATTGGAATCCGTGGACGGGCGAACCGTCGCCCAACCAGTGCGCCGACAGTGTATGTGAAGCAAGATGTGGTCGGCGCGTGGATAATAATCGATATTCAGTTATATGTGTTCCCCGCCAGCCGACAATGGTGAACGTGGATGTCCGCGAAAACATCCCTAATTGGTTTGTTTTGTCGGACTGTCGGCTGGTGGGAAGTCTTAGTTGCGTGGGGCGAACCGCACGGTCAGCCATAGGCCGGTCAGAATGTAGATGACGCTCACGAGGATGGTCGCGGCCTGCGAGTCCGCCGTCCGCCAAGTGAACAGCAGGGTCACGCTGCTCACGAATCCGATGATGGCGGCTGCGAACTTCAGACGGCGGAGCGTGTAGTTCGGCTTCATGGTTTCGGGCTTGCTGTCGTGGCCGGTCATTTGGTTTCCTCCATTTCCTTGAGGATTCGATTGCATTCGCGTCTGACGCGTTGCACTTCGGTCTTGGTGAGGGTGAAGTAGGTTTGGCCGGTCGAGGTGCGGAAGCCCATTCGAGCCATCGGCCTGCCGTCCTGGGCGTTGAATGACTGCATCTCGAATCCGCCGTCGTCCATCCAGTTCATCTCGTTGCTCCGATCTTGTTGGAGAGGTTGTAGGCGATGTCTTCGATTTCCGCCGAGGTGAAGTCCGCGAGGGTGATGTCTTGGATGCCGTCCACAAGACTGGCGCTGCCGTCCTCATGGAGGCGGATGTAGAAGCCGCTTGATGCGAGCAGCAGGCATCCGGTCTCGTGGAGCGTCGGCGGTTTCGGCGGGTTGAGTAGTTGGCTGGTCATTTATGCGCTTCCTTGACGATCGTGTCGATGATGACGTCCACGAGGTCGGGCACGTCGATGTCCATCGGTCCGGTGATGTGGCCGAGGAATCGGCTCGCGTCGATTTCATCCCACTGTTCCGCGTATTGCGGGCGAATCATGTCGCCATGCTCGGCGAATTCGTCGAAGACGGCTTCCACGCAGGTCTTGCGCAGGTCTTTGTTGTAGGTCTTGCTGTCCATCGGATGCTCCTTTGGTGTGGATTTCAGGCTTTGAATTGTTTGATGCTGTCGATCGGCTGGATGAGGAGCATGACGAGGTTTTCAGGTTCCATGTCGAGCATGGATGCCGCTTTTTCGATTTCGTCCGTCGAGAGTGGCGTGTGGCCTTTGAGCCTGTTGTTTACGGCTCTGATTTCGAGGCCCCATGCTTTTGCTAGGTCTTTCGGTGTCTTGTCGTGTCTGGCGAGTTCCGCTTTGAGGTTTCTGGTGGCTGTTTCCGTCAGACCGGCCATTCATCCTCCTCGATTCCCTGTTTGGTGAGGCATGTGCGCCAGTCGTGCCAGCCGGGTCCGCGCATGTGGCCGCACGGGTAGTGGTCGGGGGTCTTGGTTCTTTCGGTGCTCAACATCTTGTTTTTCCTTTCGACGGTTTTTAATCTATGCAAATTCGTAGATTTAGACTATGAATTTGCATAGTTCTTTACAATTTGTACACATTGACTACGTAATTGGCTATACTGGAGGCATGGGTATGAAAGCAAACGAAGTGACCGCATTCGCAAAACAGGTCATGCGAGAGTGCGTCAGGCTTCAAAAGCAAAGCGGCATGACCATCAAGGAATTCACCAAGGCTTGCGGCTTCGGCGAGGACTACTGGTACAAACGGCAGAACTTCACGCGCCCGCTCAATCTGAGTGACCTGGAACGCATCAGCGAAGTGACCGGCGTATCCATCGGAGACATCGTGATGGACTCCAAGCGCCATGCGGTCGAAGCAGCCGAGAGGAAAGCGCAGGCAGGCGGTTATGGTCTTGCCGCCTATGACGCAGCTGGCAAGCAGGAGGCCATTAACGGAGAGGCTGGGCCGGATTACGACGAGCCTGCCTGACCTGCCGATCGACCGGCGCATGACCTACGGTGCCATGCGCCGCGCCATCATCGGCCTACCCGTCACCGTGTCCAGCGCCATCCTGCCGGACGGACTATGGGGCTGCTACGACGCCGCGACCGAGGTGATACTGATCGACCGCAGGCTCACGTACACGGCGAAGCGCTGCACTTTGGTGCACGAGCTCTTGCATTGGCGGCACGGCGACACGTCATGCGACCATGTGGCACAGAGTCGCGAGGAGCATAGGGCGAGACGCGAAACCGCCTTGACGCTGATAGACCCACTCCGCTACGGCATGCTGGAACAAATGTACGAAGGGAATTCGTGGAACATCTCCCAGGAACTGGAGGTGACCCAGCAGGTGCTCGGAGACTTCCGACTGGCAATGTCTGAGCGAGTCTGCATCATTTGAGCAATAGAATCAAAGAGAAAAAGAAGGGAACAATCATGGCGAAGAGACCACAGCCTGCACCGGACGCGATCTACACGTGCGAAAGGCTTGACGATCCGCTGTTTATGGGTATCCGCCTGTATGCCAATCGCTTGGAATTGGATGTCTGCACGACGTACCTGCACCGGTATAAGAAGACCGAAGCATACCAGGTGAGCGACCTGCAAGGAGTGACGATCAAGAAGCGCACCGTCACATGGAAATACAGTGCGTTGCGCTCACTGCCACTGAAATTCAAGAAAGCCGAGGACGCGCAGGAATTCTACAATGCCGTGAACAGCCTCTAAAAACATTAAGCCCCACAGATTGTGGGGCTTTTATATTAGGTATGTAAAATAAGTGGTTGGAAATTGGTAAATATCTGGTTGGACAATCAAGATGATGCCCGCCGAATCCCAACCACTAATTTAACGAATATTATCTCTAAAAATCCAACCACTTTTTTAACGATAGGAGATTCGGCTTAGCGGTCTGAAATCCGTCACACCTCGACGGTCTATCCCTGTCTTGATGTCTCTTTCGCAATCCCGTTCGGGATCTTCTTCAAGGAACGAGACGACGCCCTTGGCCATGCGAGAGATGAGGCCTTCGAGCTTGATAACGCAGTCGTATGCGCAGGCCTTCAAGTTTTCCGCACCAACTCCGGTATGGCCATAGCTCGCGACGATTCCGCACTCGTCGCCTTGGACGCATACCCCGATGACTTTGTAGGGGCTGTAATCCTTTCCTTTGCCCTCGATGACCGAGGACCCCGCATGGACCACTGCACAGCGCAGCTGGTAGAGGTCTGAGGCGGTGAATGCACCTCGCGCCGTTATGCCGTTGAGCTCATCGCTAATCTCGTCTTGGCTCTTCTCGTCTTTTCGCTCGGCGTTCATCTTCTCGCCGGCATTTGGAAGATCCAGGTATTTCACGCACCAATCGGTGTACTTCATGCCGACGGCTTTTGCGCAGACGTCGGGTATAGTCACGACGAGGCTCAGCGCTGCAAGCAAAAGCCCTGCGTCGAAGGCTATCTCGCATTCTTCCACGAGCCTGCTGGGCGTGCGATGAATCACGGTCGGGTAGCCGTATTCGTTGGCGGCGCTTTCCAGGCCACCTGAAGGCGCAGGCCTCCAGGCTGCAATTTCGTCGAGTCTCGCATTCATAGGATCTCCCCTTCCTTCTCTCTGCTTCAAGCTACCGCAGATGGGGATTGGACATGCTGATTTTTTCTTTTTTGGCACATTCCCCTTATAAAAAGAATGTTAAGAACTGGTACGTCTTATATATGTATAACGCTGGTAATACCGTAGCAGCGGGTTCCTGTTACTTTCGTTATATTCGTTGTATAAATTTGATTATACACTTGAGTGGTGCTATAGTCCAAAACATTAAATAAAAGCCCACGCGGTTGGTCAGAACCACGCGGGCGAGGAAAACCTAGGACGATTCTCCGTGCACCAGAATACCGCGAGGCATGGAGGGAAAGACGATGAAACCAATGGGATACAAGAACACCGACGCCTTCTACGAGCTCGCCAGCAAAGGACGCCTCGCCTACCAGAGAGGCGACAACATCGGAGTCTACGCCATGGCGCAACTCGTACTCGCATACATGTGCGACCAAACCTACGACTGGGACCGCGAACGCAACCAGCCACCCGAGAAGCTGCGCAAGGTCAACGCGCCATGCCGCTATTACACGCTCGGCTGGCGCTCATTCTCCGACGATCACGGAATGGTGATGCTCACTCCGGAGCAAGCCATGAGCGAAGACGCCGACAAAATCATGCGCAAGCGCGAACTCAACGCAAAGAAGCAATTCAGCGACGCCGCCGTATGGCTACAGGAACGTGGCGTGATCAAGAAGCTGGAACCCGCCTCGCTCGGCAAGAACGCGGGCTTCCTGCTCCTGCTTGGCGACGACGAGGAGAATCTGGCGGTGGAACGGTGGGCGCGCCAATGCCTCAACCTGCCGATGGTCTGGTGAGCCACGCCAATCCGTGCCCACATTTTGCCCACGCTTTTCCGGTATTTGCAGTGAATTGCAGTGATTTGAAGTGAATTGCGAACCATGCGGGAACCGTTGGAAAAACAAGGAAACCCAGCATACTAGCCGGGTTTCCAAAAGTGCCGCCAGCGGGAATCGAACCCGCAATCCGAAGAGACCGATTTTAAGTCGGTT